CTTGATGCTTACCTAAAAGCAGAGGTAGAGCGCCAGACACTTGAGCGTATCGAGTTTATTAAACGTGGTGAAAAGCCAAGAGTTGCAACTGGTAGCCGTAGAAATGTTAAGCCAGACTTGGATAAGATTGCGGCATGATTACCATAATTTTGATGATAAATCTGAACCGCGAAGGTTTGAATATCTCAAAGCCATTTTTAAACTTTTCCAGCCAAGTATTTTAGCTATTTGTAAGTCTGTTAATGTTGTGCGTTCATAAAACCTGCTTGTTGCCTCATGGCGCAAGCAATGAAATGTGAAACCTTCACATTTAGCATGGTCAAATATGCGTGAGAATGTCTGCGATAGCCTTGAGCTTATATCATTGCGATTACCTTTAAATGAAAATAAGCGCTCGGTCTTGATTGATTTTGCATAAACCTTGAGCTTGTCTAATATGGTGGAAGTCATAGGAACTTGCCTTTTATCACCATTTTTAGTTTTATCTAAAAAGATAGTGCGAGATTCAAAGTCTATCTGTGATTTTTCAAGTGTGTAGATTTCAGACAATCGCATACCTGTTTCAAGTGCAATATCAAACAGCGCTAATATCTCGTAAGGATTATCAAACTCAAATCCACGCTCTTTATTATCAACCTTGCCGCCTAAAATAATTCGCCTTACCTCTTTCTCTTCTGATTCAGTTAGTCGCCTATCACGCTCAACCTCTTCTTTATGACCACTGGCATAGCGCTTTGGTAGCTCTCTTAATGGATTACTTACCAATAAAGTGTCACCTCTACGCTTCACCCAATCCAAACAACGCGCCAGCGCTCCTACATGGTGACGTATAGTTGATGGCGACAGGTTGTTATGCTTCATATCAACAACATAATTGTCTGCAAACTCGTAATTCAATGATGCAATTTTCTTAACGCCAACACGCCTTCTAGCAATGCCTAATAGCTTATGGTCACTATCAGGAACATCAACGCCTAGCAGGTATTGGTCTATTGCGTCAGCAATTGTAAGAATTGCACCCTTTTTAGCCAAATATTCGGTAGGAACTTTTCCAACCTTGAGTAAAGATTCAAGCTTTGCAGTGTACTCGTCACCTTCTGCTTCATCGTCAAAGGTCAAGTAAACCCTACCGTTAGGTAGTGATTTGCTTGATACTGTGTAGTAATACTTACCGTTACGAACTCTTTTGTTTGCCATAACTCGCCTAAACAGCCAACACGACTAATCAATGTGCGTCAGTGACGCAATTTTAGTGCGTAAAAGTGGGATTTTATAGCGTTTTGTAGTGTTTGTGCAACTTATTTGGCTTGATTATTTAGCTGGAAAGTTGCGTAAGTCGTTGATTTTTTTGGAGGCGCGAACCAGAGTCGAACTGGTCTAAACGGCTTTGCAGGGCGTTTATGTAGTTGTGTTTATGCGGAGATTAAAGGCGTGACGCAGTTGTAAATTTAAACATTATAGCCACCCAATATGCTACTCTATTTTATGATTTCTAAAATACTTGTATTTATTGGATGGCTATTTTTGTCATTTGCCGCAATCTACTATTTCATTAAACTGCTTTCCCTTCTTTGATTGAGGTTACATTGTCATTCAAGCGTTTCATTATTTGAGTGATTCTTTCGTCAATAACTTTTACAGCCTCACGATTGTCACCACCAGCTTCTTTAATTGCACGTTGCTGTTTGCGTAAGTTTTGAACTTGGCGCAAGGCTAAGTCTGAAACTCTGGCTAATCTTGCCTCTGGGTGAGATTCCATGAATTTAGCAATATCACCACCTTCTTTAGCGATACCTTTCATTTCATTTTGATACTCATTCATAATGCGTACATTCGTGTAAAAAGCGTCACCTTGTGAAGCTTGCCCTGTTACATCACCATAAAAGCGACCTACCAGTGGAACTTTATAAGTCGGCAACTCTTCACCAGTAAACAAACTATCTGCTGTTGTGCCTGCCTTGATAATCTCACGACCTACGCCACCAGTGAACTGTCCAGCTAAATACTCTAACTGGTCTGCTGTAGGGCTAATAGCACCTTGCTTGTAGTCATTACCGCCTGTCATGTAGTTTATCGCTTGTGCAATAGCCACGCTTAAATCCCATGCCTTGTCGCGTGAGCGAGTGAAGCCTGCTGTCGGGTTAAGTGAGTTAAAGTCCTCGCGTGCAATTGGTCTGCCAGTGAAGTCTTTATTTTCAGCAAGTGCCGCCAGTGGGTCAATAACAGTTGGCGTGATTGTTTGAATTGATAATCCAGCGTTACCTATTGGGTTTGTTACGTTCAGTATCATATCCATGATATGCACTAATCGTTTTTGAGTATCTTCACCGCCAGATAAAGCCCATTCAGTCACAATTCGACCAAGTGAAGGAATCGCATTGAAACCTAATGGCATTGGCACTGTAATGTAACTATCGCCTAGTGGAATAACTAAGCTACGGTCACGCACAAACTCTGGTGGCTCGTCATCACCATATCCAGCCGCAGAAAGTAACAGCGCTTGCATTGCACCTAACAGCAAGCCACCTTGCACGATACGCTTGCCCATTGCGCTTAGTTTAACCTTGCCGTTAGCATCTTTCTCTAACATCGTTTCACCGATACGCGCAGTGCCTTGAACAGAAGCGTTAAAGAAGGCATATAGTGAACCAATCTGTCTGCCCATTTCACCCTTACGGTTGAAGTTTACAGAGATATTTTTAGCCATTGATGCCGCTTGTTGCTTGCTGTGTCCATTATCTAGTGCAACCTTATACACTGATAAGCGAACTGCGTTTTCAAGCGCTGTGTTGTAGTCAGAAAGCCAATCAAAAATAGGCTTGATTGCTTTGTCGTACATCCACTGCTCTGGTTTTGCTAACAGTCCATTTGCACTGATTAACTTACCAATCTTGCTGTTTTGCCACCACAATGGGTCTAGTGCATTTTGTAGTGATTCGCCACGCTCTTTCGCATTTGCGTACATATCACGGAATCCAGTTTGACCACCTTCGTTTTGGTAATCTTCAAACAGTTGTGACCACTGGCTATTACCAGCTACGCCATTTTTACGCTCACTGCGTAAGTCTTTATAAATTCCAAGTAATGCGCTAGGTGTATTTTTCAATACATCAGACTTCTTGTTGGCAATTGGCGTTGTGCTTAGGTTTAATAGTGCGCCTTGAACGTCACGCACGATATTGACTACACCAAAGATAGGGTTATATTGAGTGTTGATAGAAGCAAAGTAGCGTGTAAAGCTAGAAGCCGCGCCTAATAACTCGCCAATTTGGTCTTGGTCTAAGTTCTTAACACTTGCCGCCATACGCATGGAGCGTTCATCGTACTTATTAAATACAACCGCACGTTCTACGATGTCACCTTTTTCAGTTTTAAATCTGGCAACAACAACATTGTCAAGGTTTTTGTAGTTTGGGTCTGTTACTTCTTGCACGCTGTCTGGTTTTTTTACGGTATTAATGGTGTAGCCATTCTTCCCTTCAAACTGAATTAGCTTATTGGCTTCTGCGAGATTGGTAAACTCTTGAACCTTAGAACCGTGATACAAGACTTCATAAACAGTAGCGCCTTTTACCACCGTTTTAATTTTAGGTGGGCTATCAACTTTCCAAAACTCTTTATTAGGATTTAGTTCAGCCAATCCAATAAGCGCTTTAGACACGCGATTTTTCTCACCACGAATCACATTCTTTTCAAACTGTTGCGCCATGTTAGCGATAATATCAACCACCGCACGATTTGAACCTGTTGCACGTTTGCTTGCATTACCTTTAACACTAAAGCCTTGACCAGTGCCGTTACCAAAACCATTGTCCATATCTTCGCGCATCAATGGCACATAGTTTTTGTATGCGCCTTGCCATGCTTCAATAGTCTTTTCAGATTCCAAGCCATAATCTACTAGCGTTTGGCGTGATTTGCGATTGATAGTATCAATACGTTTAGCAAGCGCTGTGTAATTAGCTTTCTGCTCTGCTGTGAGGTTTGATAAGTAGTCGCGTGCATCTTGCGTGTCCATACCAGAACCACCATCAGGCATATCAGGATTAACTTTTGCGATTTGGATATTGCGCTCTTCTGCATGACGCGCCCATAGATACTCTTCAAAGTCAGCCATTGCCACGCCACGCGCACGCATATCTTCAATGAGTGGGTCTAAGTCGTGCTTGATAAAGTCTTGAGTACGTTTAGCCGTTCTGCCGTGATAAAGCTCTTCTTGCAGGTAAGCATTGAATTGGTCTGCAATATCCGCGCCAGCTTTCTTGATTGATTCAGTAACACGCTTCAAGTCAATGTGCTTATCTTGTAGCGCGTAAATCACACTATCAAGTTTACTTGGCTCTGGGTTATTCCATGATGAATTGCTACGGCTAAAACGAATATCATTGTTATTAGCATCAAAGTTACCGTTGTTACCTGTAGCTGATTTGAATTGTGGTGTGTCCGTTTGCGCTTGATTAGCGCGTGAGTAGAATATCTCGTTTAATTGAGTATTCTCTAGGCTTTGAAACGTGAGCTTGCCAATGAGTTCCAGAAGGCGTTGCCGCTTCTCTCTGCTTTTTTCGCGTACAAATGTTCCTGCGATAACCGCTCTTTTAAGAGTTGTGCGCCCTGCGTGAGTGGCTCTTGCTTGCCGTGATTCTGCAAGAACTCCAAACTTTTCATCTGTGTAGGGTTGTCCACTTGATAACTCAATAAATTGTTGTGTATCAAAATCATAGACCAAATCATCTAACTTTGCAACGCCTAGCGCATTTGGTGACTTATAGGTAATCTCGTAACCCTTACGCTTTTCAGTGACATACACGCCATTACGAATAGCGTTGTATGAAGCCTTCAATAGCTGACCTAAGTTATATTCTGAATCGCCAGTTTTCCAATCAAAACCTAACTCTCGCATCTGGTCTGGGTGTGGTGCAATATGGTCTGTCGTGCCAAATTTTAGCGCCAATGAAACCATGTTTTCAAGTCTGCGTAATTTTCCTGTTGAGGTTATTCCATCCCTATCACCAGCAAACACATAGCCGTTATTGTGCGCCCAATTGCCAATAGCCGCATAAACACCAGAACCGCCAAAGCCTTCATCCCATGACGCAACATTGACCTCTACTTTGCCATCAGAATAAACATTAACAAGACCTTCTTGATTTAGCCTTACCTTGCCTTTGTTATCTATCGGGTAGATTGCATACTGTTCATCAATTCCATTAGGTGCGATTGCAACATCAACTCTAACAAGTTTAGGCGCAACTTCTGCGAACACTTCTTTTAAGGATTTGGATGCAGATTTTCCGTACTTAAACATATCGTCATTTAAGGTAAGCTCTTTAAATAACTGCGCGTCATTTACAGAATAGTCGCGTGATAATTTAACACCGCCACCACCGCCACCACCGCCACCATTAACAACGAACCTACGAGCAGGCAATAAGTAATTAACGATAATGTCATTATCAGAAAGCTCAAGATTTACACCGATTGAGCGTAAGAAGTTACGGATAGCCGCAATAGCGCGTTTAATAAAACCTGCGCTTGGTGCAGTTTGCGCCATTTCAGCCAACACTTCTTCTGCAACAATGCGTCTATCGCTTTCTTTCGTTAAGTCTAAGCCATACTGTTTAGCCTTTTTAGCCATATCGTTTTTACGCAACATTGCTACTTGGTCTAATATCGCGCCTAACTCTTTACCATACAATCCACGCAAGCCGTAGTGACCTAATGTTTCATGGAACACAACGCGAATAACGTCTTTTGGTGAGTTCATTTCACTGGCTAATATGTAAACCTTACCATCATCGTAAAAGCCTTCTGGCTGACCTTTAGCGCCTTGTGATAGCTGTCTTTGATTCTCGTCACGTACAGTCTTGCGAATAGCAGGGTCGCTCATATCATCAACAACGATAATCTCTGGTGCATTTTTCCAGTGAGCGCGTAATTTGTTTACAGCAATTTGTACTGAAACTTTAGGCAAGCCTTTGTTTTCAATTTTTGAACGGCTGAATTTAACAGTGCCGACTTCTGGTTCTTTAGCTTTTGAATTAGTAAGAGCGTAATATGCTTTTGTTACCTCACGCGCATAATCAGCACCATTTTCACTGGCAGATAGATTTGTGAATCTATAAACCAAATCTACCAAATCTTTAATTTTTGATGGGTCTGATATACTTTCGCTATCTGCAAAAGATGAACCTCTTGGTTTTTTTAAATCGCCAATAAGCGCTACAAGTTGTTTTGATTTGAAAAGTTTTGGGTGTATTTTCGTTTCAACTGTAAGGATAACAGACCCATCATAATTAACATTAAATCTAATAGACTTCTTAATATCACTTAAAACTTCGCCTCTTAAATCAGAAGGCGCAGGCAAATTAACCTTTAATTGAGATTCAATTTCATTCACTCTATCTAAATAATGTGAATATCCATTAGCTTGATACCTTTGATAATTCTTATCTTTTATTATGCTTAATAAGTATTCAGTCGCATAATCTTTGCTTCTAAACGAAAAGCCAGATTTTGTTACATTATCAATCTTGTACGATGGTGGCAGTATTATGCCGTTTTCAATCATTGGATTTTCTGGCGTATGTCCATTTAGCGTGAACTTGATAATGTCGCCCTCTTTATGCTTAGTTCTAAATCTAACTAAGTTTCCTGTAACGATGTATCTATCTTCTTTACCACCAGAAACGCTACGCAATCTGAACATATTGTCCAATGTGTATTCATCTCCATATTCTGGAATAGAAATGCCATTTGAGTTTTCAATTTTAGACAGTGGTACAGATATTCTTCCATTTGGAATATTGCGCTGAATGTGAATTGATATGTTTGATGGTTCGTATGGGTTTCCAGCTTTAGATGTTTCTTTACCAATAGAGTAACCAACGACAACACCAGATGATTCATTGTCACCAAATGTAAGTGAATCAAATCCAGCGCCAATATGAAGCCTATATTTAAGAGCGCTTATTGTTTGCTCTCTTCTTGTGGCAAAGCCACTCATTTTGCTATCTACTGCTGTAATCCTGTCATCAATTGCTTTCTTTTCAGATTCAGTAGCTTTTTCATTCAATCGCTCTTCATTTAAGGTTGTTTTCCTTAAAATTAACTGATTGTAAGCTTCGTCATAGCGCATTTTTAGCGTCTGAACTAAGTCATCCACAACTTCACTGGATTTTCTACCGTTCAATGAGCTATCAATGGCTGACTGAACCTTCTCTGGCGTAGGAATGTCACCAATGATGCTAATTTTATACTTAGTTATAAATACGCTTTCTGTAAATGGGTTTGATTCATCCATCCCCTCTTCAAACATTACAGGGTCTATCATTTCCGCTTGATAGTCATACTCTTTCATTTCAAGCGTGTTAGTGCCTGTCGCATTTCGCAGTTCAATCTCTTGATTAAAACGCTCTTCAACCGTATCGAAAAAGTCTTGCTGTTCACTTACTGACAATAATGATGCTCTGCCAGATGCCTTTAGAGCTATGTCGCTACCTTCTGTTTCTTTTTCTATTTTTACGTCTATGAATCCTGCAACATCTTCATTTTCAGACAGATATTCAGCAACAATCCTATCCCCATAGTCATTTATAAAATCAACAGCATCAATTTCTGTAGTGCCTTTACCAGACGAAGTGTTAGAAAATAATGTATTTAATTTCTTTTTAAGAACAGCTAAAAGCCTTCTTTCCGCAGGGATTGAAGTTGCAAGAAGAGTAAACAAAGGCCACTCAACTTGACCAGTTCTATGTGTTCGACCAATAGTTTGCTTAAATACTGAAATATCAGGGTTTGGTTGCAAGAAAATCATGTGACGTGGGCGCTGGTCTTTGAACTTCTCTGACGCATGGAGTGAAATACCAGTCGAGCCAGACGAGTTCAAGATAATCATATCAATAGAGCCACTTCCATAACCTCGAATAGTATCTGTATTATCAGGGTCTTTTCTTTTACGAAGAGTTGGAACTTCTGTGCTGTAATCAACAGCCTGATTTCTACCTGTAATTTCAGTCACAATGAAAGGTCTTATATTTGCGCCTTTTGGTGGTGTCTTGGTTGCAGTTTGGTTTCCATCAGCATCAGTTACAATTGAATATTGGCTCATTTTGTAGCGCAACATATCAATTGGTGACGCTGGTAATGTTGATTTAAAACTATCAATCAAACCTTCACAGCGAGAGAACTCGCTTGCTACCTCATACGGTAAAATATTCATTGGGACAATAACTTTTGCATTGTCAGACTTGCTACCTGTAGGTGACTTAAATGTTACGCGCCTTGAGCTTGTTAAGCCGCGAGTAAGGATTGTTTGCCATCCAAAGTTATCTAACGTATCACCTGTTTTAATGCCAGCCATTGAAGCATAATCAGCAAGAGCCGCGCCCATTGTACTTTGCAAAGCAACAACAGGCTTCTCACCTCTATTAACAGATTCAACAATCAAATCAACTGTTGAATCAACCTTAGTTGCAAGTAGTAGCTGTGAAATATAATTATGAGCAACCGATGTGAATAAGCTATGAGAAATTGCATTATCCAACTTACCTTCGTTACTACTAACTGCGTAACCTGCTGGCATCAGTGATTGAACAACTTTTCCACCTTCCTCAGATTTAACCCACGCTGTAAAAGCCCTATCAGCTCGAACAATCGACCTAAGAACACCTGTCACTTCATCTACAAGCCTAGCGTCACGCTCTGCATTTTTTTCATCTGTAACAAAGTTAAACTTAACGCCCTCATAAGAGCGCTCACGCCTAATCATTGAGCCTGACTTAACAAGCATTTCTGACGCAATTTGCTGTAAAACATTACCGCCATTAGAGAACGCTGAAACAATCTCTTCTTCTGAATCAGCAACCTTAGACAAGTGAGTTCTCATATACACAGGTATATTTGATGGTCGTTTAGCGAAAGTTGCTGATAAGTACACTACTGCTGGCGGCACGAAGTCATCAGGTGGCGCAATATCAATGTTATCTATATCAACACCAAATAAGTTGTTCCCTGTAATTAGGTTTCTAATGAACTTACCTATGTTTGAATCGCCTGCCGCATTATGCGATTCATCCATAATGATGACAGCTTTACCAGCTCTAACCAATGTATTGACAGCTTGTACTCTTAATGCAGAATCAGCAGGGTTATTAAACTGTGTGTAGTTTGTAAATAGCGTTTGAGCGCCATCTGGCAACTCGCCTGTTTTAATGATATGTTCCAACAAAGATTTTGCTGATTCTTTATTTGACTTTAGTATAATATTATTTTTTGTATCTTTTATTTTCTCGCTTGTATTTGTTATGGCAATCTTAATATCATCCTTGCCAATATCCTGCAAATCTTCATACATTGACGTATATAGCTCTGGTGTTTGCGTAAAAAATATTGGTATTTTTTTGTTTTTCACAGCCCAAGCTATAACACCAGCCGCAGTTCTACCCTTACCAACGCCAGTATCGTCACCGATAATAAATCCGTTGCCTTCTTTATTAGATGAAATAGCCAATGCAAGAGCATCAATCTGATAGCCACCAAAAGCTTTATATAGGCTATTTATGGAATCGTAACCAAGCTCTTCCATTACAAACTCGTCTATGTTCCCATATTCAACTTCAACTTTATCAAGTGCTGAATACAAAGCTTCCGCCTGTTTACGTGGCACATAAATTCCACCACTATTTCCTTCACTTCTTCCGCGATAAACAACTTGAGCTTCGTTATCAACAGGGTCGGGAATGATTGGTTTTTTGCCAGAAGGTGTGTTGTCTTGCTCTTGCTTAATGTCGCCAATAAAGCGAATTGCAAAAGCCTTAATGCCTGCGCCATATCTTGCAAGAACAGCCGTTGCAAAAGCTTTGATTTGCTCTTTTATGTCGCTGTATTTCTTACGCATAACTTCCATTATGCGTTTGAAAAATGGCTTATATTCCTCGTAATTACTTGAATCTTCTTCGCTACTACTACGTGAAAACATTGCTTTATTTTCAACAACCTCGTCAAGCTCTGCAAAAATTGCATCAAGCTCTTTGTCGCCAGTTGACTTCTTGCTTGCAGTTACAGGCTTGTTACCAGTTGACTTGCCTTTAGATTCTTTCTTCTCTTGGATTAGCTCTGGTAAAGTTCTTTTTCCTTTGCTTTGTGTCTTTGGTAGCTTAACTTCATCAAAAACCTCACCAAAGATGTTCTCAATATCATTGTCGCTTAGTTCAGAAAGTCCTCCAACGTCAGTTGGGCTTGTTCCAGTACCGCTTCTTCCGCTTCCGCTAAGTCCGACACCGCTTCCGTTCTGTCTGGGTCGCCCATTCGCACCTTTTCCCCTATGTCCGTTCTGTCCATTAGAATCCACACTAGATGTTCCGCGCTCTGTGGTGTTTCCATTGCCCTTGCCTCCGCTTCCTCCAGCGTCATTCGGGCTGTCGATGTTGCCTGTTCCAGACCCGCTTCCTCGATTAGAGTTTCCAGTTTGTCCATCACCGCCTTGTAGTAGCTGTCCTCTTCCGTTATCTGCACCGCTAGTTTTATTGGATTGCTTGCTGGTATCCACCAAGACTTGTTCTGAATTTTGATAAGCTTGAACATATTTACTCCATAATTGTTCGTAATTAAATACTCTCTCTACTTGTTTATTCATATCATACGCTGACTCTGTATATTTTCTACCAGCAACAACGAGAACACGAATAGGCCATGATGCACCTTGTCTTGAGTACAAGTCACCTTCTACTTCAAAATGGTCTGCAACATTATAGTTAGCATAAAGCCAGTTTAAGAAAACTCTGTCATTTGAGTTTACAGCACCTATTTTTTTATTAGCGCCTAGTATGATTACAGCACGACCTTTATCAGCCATCGTTCTTAATGATTTAGCCGCTATCAAATGGTCTATCTTACCCATCATAAAGTTTCTACCATCCCATGAAGGAACAGCAACAGGAACTTGCAAGCTTCCGAATGGTGGGTTTGTTAATATAACATCTGCGGCTTGGTCGTTGATTGTGTCAATCTGTTTAACAGCGTCACCTTCAATTACCTTGCCAATTTCCATGAGCTTCATGTTGCCTGCTCTGCGCTTCTCTAGCTCAATAGTGGTTACGTTTTTAGGGTTTGCATTGATTACAAGCAATCCGTTACCGCCAGAAGGGTCTATTACTTTTGAGTTTGCATTGATTCTTGCCAACTGACCTGCAACAAAAGATATTGGCAATGGCGTTGAGTAAGCCTGATTTGCCACGCTAGTTGAAGTTCTTACATCTAAGTTTGGTTGCTTGTTATACAAAGCCAGAATTGCATCGTAGATAGCTTTTTCATCAGAGCCAGCAAGACGCATATCACCTATTTTTTGCCCTGCAAATTTAGCTAAAGCCGCCTCAAAATCCTCTTGAGCTTGCTTTTGCTCAAGCAAACCAATTTCAGATGGCCTTGTTTTATAGGCCTTTGCAACATACTCTTTTAACTCTTTATTATTTGTAGGCCACCAACCTTGTTTAAGATGGAAAAACATTGATTCAGCCATTGAGCCATTCTTAATTTCAGGCCATCTGACAATGTTCATTTCTTCCATGATTTTGTCTATGTCTTTCGCAAAATCAATAATCAACTTGTTTGTTTCAGAAACCTGTTTAGCTAATGGGTCAAATATACGCTCTACGCCTTTAATTTTTTCAGCACTAGCGTTTGCAAGCTCTTCTGTTTTGAACCATTCGACAGTTCCAACATAAGATTCTCTGTAAATCTCTTTAGCCCCTAAGTTGTGTTGGTCAATAACACCAAAACCAAGACCTTCAATTTGAATAACTTTAGGGATTACTTTGTATGATTTGAACTGTAAAGTTTCACCATCAATAAGTGAGAAAAAGTCCTCATAAACGCTGGCAATATACTCACGCTCTTTGCCTATTGGATATGGCGTTCCAGCATAACCGTTCTTTTCTGTCATGTAGCCATCAGCACGCGACTTACCTACCAAGTAAGGGCTTCCACCTTTAGTTTTATCATGTAAGAATGATTCAAACCCACGCGCAAGCATTTCTACTTTAGTTCCCCAATACGGCTTACTTCTTCTGTTATCTAGCTTGTCAGCCTCTTTTTGAAACTTAGTGCTTTCGTTTACATCGTCATGTAACGGAGTTATATGCCTTCCCTCTTGGTTAATCTTATTAAATACAGCGTCTTTTGGTGGCGTACTTCTGTTCTTGTCACCGTTAGCGTCACGCAAGATACCTTTTAAGTGGTCGGTCATTCTCTCGCTATGTATGCGATAAGATAATGTCTTAGCTAGATTGTCTAAAACATTTCTGTACTTATAACCACTTCCTGATTCAGCACCAACCTCAATGTTATAGTCTAAGCCATGAAACCACTCATGCCCAACCGTTCCGTTTCCTTGAGTTTTTGTTAGATTGATAACATTTGATGAAGGCTCAAAGTGTGCCGCAGCTCTGGTATTTTTACTTCCGCGAGAGCCGATTGCTAGACCAAGCCTACCCATTACAGATACAATTTTAGGGTTAAGACCTGTTATATTTGATAGGTCGTACAATGAATCGTAAGCAAGGTTTAAGTTTTGCTGACGTTCAGCCTGATTCACCCATTCGCCAAACTCAATGCCACTAAATCCAAATGCACCTGTAAACTCTTCCGTATCAACATCCTTGCCCTTCCTGTTGTCGTTCATTCCAACGCGAGTAATGTTATCAAGGCGAGGTGGAATATCAGGGTCTTTCTTTACCTTTCGGTTAGTCTGGTCGGTAGAGTTTTCATCAGCGCTATATAATTTTGCGTAGCTATTCACTGTGTTGTTTAAACTATCAGCAGGTCGCCAGCTTGAATTGTCAAAAATCGATGCGGCTGGCTTACCTTCTTCGGTAAATTTAAAGTGTCCAGTGTTTCCATCTTCAACTATATATCGCTCGATAAGCGCAAGTCTTGATGCTTCAACGGTTGTATTTTTACCTAATGTTGATTGCAAGTCGTTTAAGAATGATACATAGTTGCCAGCGATTTCATTCGCCTTTTCAGCCTTATCCTTATCACCTAAAGAGGTCGTGACAATTGACTTGTCTGTGGCTTTATATCCGTATGAGTAATGCTCTTTTAGCTTGCCTGCAATGTAATCTAAAGGCATCTTTATGTGAGAAAACAAAGCCTCTTTAAACATCATTGCGCCAAAAGTCTGCTCTTCATTAGAGAATTGGTCTAAGTAATTATTTTTATGTAAAGCATCAAGCCACTTTTCAGTTTCTTTTAATAGCTTCTTTTCGTCACTATCAATATCTGGCTTTTGTGGCAACTTCCCTTTAATCTTTCCACCAAGCTCATTGCCTGCATCATCAACGCCAGAAGCCTTGCTTATCATTGCAGATACAACGACAACCTCTGATTCGGTAGTTTCTTGAAGCTTATCTGTAACTCTGAATTTAAGGCGTTTTAGATTTTTAAGTACACCATCAGTAACGTCAGAATCATTAAGAGGCAGTGAGATTCTGATTAAGTAGTCATCAGGGAATACAGTTGGCATAGCAGATGGTTGTAATGATTCAACATCTAGCACGCCTTTGTATAATTCAGATGTAAGCCAAGCAATATCACCAGATTCAACGGCTGATAACGCAGTAGTTTCTTGCTCTACTGGCTCGATTTTCTTTTCCTTAACTGGTTTTTCAGCAGGTTTTTCAACTGGCTTTTCTTCGCTATCAACAACCTCAACCTTTGGCTTTTCAACTTTAGGCTTAACTTCTTTTGGCGCTTTCTCTTTCTTAGGCTCTTTTGGATTGTCAGAGATAGTGCCACCTGTTGCGCCACCTGTTGTGCCAACATCATTAGGCTCTTCTTTTACATTTCCTGCTTCTGTAGGTTTTTGTTTAGAAGTAATGATGCTGTTTATTTTCTCAACAAGCTTATCTTTATCAAGCCACTCTTCTACAAACTCACCTTCATTTGCTACGCCTGCGTCAATCAAACGCTTCGCATAAGTACGAGCTTTAATTAAATGATTTTCCCATCCATCAGGTGCAACAACATTAACATTTTCAGTTTCATTAGCATCAACCTGTACGTCTTTTGGCGGTTCATCGACACTTATTTCAGTTGTGTCGCCAGCATCGACATTCTCAACGCTAGGCTGATAGTCTTTGTTGTAGGTAATGATTTGTTTATTAAACTGACCAGAAGCCTTAACTGCCGCCTTAATTTCATCAAGCGTAGCAGTTTTCTTTACGGTAACAGGGTCGCCTTCATAATCAAGCAACTCGTCACCGTTATGCAATACATTAAAGTTATCACCATTAGGCTTTAAGCTAATTACTTGGTTTGCGCCCTTGCTACCAATATGCGCGATTTGAATGTTTGTGTTTTCTGGCGTAGTAGCTTCTTCAACAACTGGTTCAACAACTGGATTATCTTGAGTAGTCAAGGATTCCTTGACAGGTGCAAATTCTTGAGCAGGCGATACAGTAGATTTCAACACTCCATCTACTTTTGCAGGAATAGTAGTATCACCAATCTGGTCAATTAAAAATGTTCTATGGTGTCCATCCTGCAAGTGAAAAGTGCCATCGGGTAAGGTATTCACTTCAATTGGATTTGATTTATTAAATTCACGAAGTTTATTTTGAGCTTCTTTATCAGCTTTAAATAAATCAACCATTTCACGCATGGTAGCGCCATCTTTAATATCCATTCCTGCGCCATGCTTTAGCACGCCAGCAACCTGTTCCTGCGTAACCCCCTGTGTTCCAATAGCGCCATTCTTACGTTTAACATTTGATATATTAAAGCCAGTAGTGCTATCAGGTAAGGTAGTCGTTCCAGCATCAACTGTTGCAGGTTTAAGCCCACGCAACGTCATTTCAGCCTCAATACGACCTTTAATTGTAGTGTCATCAGTAAGCTTTAACAGGCGACCTAATAAGTCATCAGACGCGCTTTCAAAAGGTCTAGCCTCTACTGCATCACCCCCTGTGGTGTCATTTCCAGTAGCCACATTCGTTCCGATGCTGGATGGAGGTGTGGCGGTAGCGTCACCCATTCCTGTTCCATTTGGCTGTATAGGTAAATCTGCCACGCTTCCTTGAGCGTTATTACCTGTAGATTCACTGGTGTTTGTAGCCATTGTGGTAGAGGCATCATTGTTACGGTTAGCATTGCTTACACCTTCATTAAATCTACTATCAAAGGAATTATTTACGCCAAGAGTTGTTCTAAAATCATTGAGTGCAGTTTTAGTATCAGCCGCACGACCTTGACTATCAACTGTTATTGTTGGCGCTGGTAACGCTAAAGTAGGTTGTTGTTTTGGAGTTGTACCTGTACGCGCTTGAAATGCCGCTAACTCTTCTGCCGTAAATCGCTTTTCCGCTTCGGCTCTTGTCATCGTACTACCATCAGGGAATACAACTAAATCATTGTTTTCAAATGTTGGTGCAGGTAGCGCTAATACTTGGTCTGACGCGCCACCTAATACCGCAGTTTGAGCCGCACCTGTAATAGCACCGCCACTTCCAGTTTGAGCAAGTGTAGTAGCTAATTGTTTGCGAGAGTTTATTACATACTCTGCCGCGCCAAGACCACCGCCTAGAGGTGCGGCCGCTAAACCTTCAAGAGTAGCGTTACCAGCTACACCTTGCCATGTATCTACATCAAAACCATCACGCGCTTGAGCTACGTTTGTAGCAACTCGCTCTTGACCGCCTTGAATTGCCTCTGGGATTGCCTCTTTACTTGCATCTGATAGCGTTTTCTTGAGTAGGTCTTTTGCTATGAACTGACCAGCTTCCTGACCAATTTCTTTAGCGCCTAGTCGTGCCGCAATACTTTCAACCCCTGTACCGCCAGCTAAAGCACCAAGTCCAGCACCTAAAGCAATCTGGTCTGCATTTTTACCTGTGTAAGATTGTGCTTCTGTCGCTAAAGCGTCAGCCTCTTGTTCTGTTTTTCCAGCGTCAATGTGAGCCTTTTTAACAGCATCGTAAACTTCACCCTTGATAACACCAGCACCCATAGCAGTGCCTACGCCAGTTGAAATAGCTGATTTAGTTGCCGCGCTACCACCTAACTTCTGTGCCACAAGCGCTGGAACGATTGTACCTGCGCCTAGAGCTATCGTATCTAGTGGTGATTGTGAAAAGTTTTTAAGTTCAGCGCCTACTTCTGACCATCCACCTTTTTGCTCTGCGTTAGCTCTGCGTGCAGAGTTAATAATGTCTTGGTCTTTTGCGCCTTGAGAGCGAAGGCTATCTAAACCTTCAATGCCTGATTGAATTACGTTTGATACTGGATTGTTTGCAGTAACAGCATCACTTAGCATCTTTCCGCCAAGTAACGTGCCTTTAAGTAGATTTACCCCTAAGTCACCTACACCTCTTGCTATACCTGTTGTTGGATTTAAGTCGGGAGTAGAATTAAAAGCATCAACTTCTGCTTGGGATAATTTTATTTTTGCCATTTGCACAATTCCAAAGGTTTAGACGTTTCATAATTCTGCCCCTTTGGTGTGCGTTGTAAGCTATACGTTCTCTATTAAGTCGCCATTATCATTATGCCAACCTGTTCCATCTGCGCTAGTTCTGTACTCGTAATTTTTACCAGCAACATTTTTTATATCGCCCATTTTAGGTTTAGTTTGAGTAGTTGTTGCGCCTGCCTCGCCACCACCTACATCATAAACAGGCTTACCAGTTGATTTATCAAATACTACAGTACGTTTAGGTAATGGCAACCCCTTTTCATCAACACCACCGCCTACCTCTAGCATTTGATAGTTGTCTTTAGGCTCTTTCCCTAGCATTGTTAGGATTGTTTCCTGCAACGCCTTACGCTTATCGCCTTTAGGGTCTGCTTTATCATCAAGCGTGCCTAGTTTTGTCATAGCGTCATTCAAGCGTTTAGATTGAGCCAACTCTAACTGACCTTTTTCCTGCGCTATAGAAGAGTTTTTGAGCGTATTTTCAAGCTCTACTAATCCAGCTTGTTTTGATGCGCTATCTAACAGTTCTTTTGAACGGTCTTTTGCTTGCTTATTATCAATTGCATACTGACCTGTTTGGCCTGCAACCCTTTGTAACTGCATTACTGCCGCAAATGGATTATTGGAGTAATTTTTAAGGTCAATCTTATTTTCTTGTTGCAATGGATTTACGATGCTATCTTGAGCCTCTTGTGCTTTAGCTATGGTATTTCGTATTTCAGCCAATGGGTCTATCTTAGGATTTGATTGCCCTGCTAAACCATCATTTTGTTGAACTGGCTTTTTACCCAATTCAGATAACATCTTAATGGCATCTTCTTCTGATATTTCACCTCTAGCGGCTTTAAGTTTAATTCCAAGCTCGTCTGGTGAGCCTGTTAAGTTTCCAGAATCAATCTCGTCATAAAACTTAGAATTGGCATCAACTTCACCAGTTAAGTCTTTTCCTGCATCGTTTTGTAAGTCTTTGCCTGATTCTTTCTGTGAAAGTAAGGCCGCATACTTGTCAAACTCTGGAGTTGTAACCTGCTTTTCTGGCATCTTGCTGTCAGTGAGCGTTTCTGCAAGCATTATTTGTACTGATTCTGGCAATAGGTTTGAGCCTATAAATTTACCAAGACCAAGAGCCGTAGCGCCACCTGCTATCATCGGGTTCTTTGTCATCAAGCCAGCGCTTACAGCCGCATCGGTTGCGTTATCTAAATTCACGCCATTGTTTACCATGTTGACACCACTGGTCGCAAGCCCAAGTCCACCGACCAATTTAGAAACCATACCGCCAGATGAAGGCATGAGTTTAGAGCCAGTTGTTTTTAGCTTTGCTAATACCGTTGGTTGCTTTGCCATATCAGTATGAGAATTTGCTTTGGCAAAGTTTTCTTGCTGTAAAGCTAGGTTAGCAGGGATGTTTGCCGCTTGTGCTTTGGCGAAGTTGTTGGCTTTTTCAAGCGCACCTATCTGGTTCATTTTAACAGGGATGGAATTCAAGGTCTGTCGCATCTTTGCGCTATTTTTATCAATGGTTTTAAATCTGTTAAAGTCGTCTATACTGAATGTTGCCATGATAATTCCTTAATTTGCCAATGTCTGAATAGCGCTTGTTGCGTTGTTTGCCGCAGTGATAATTGCTTTGTAGGTATCTAAAGCTTGAGCCGATGCGCTAATACCTTCGACTGTAATGTTATGTTCATTAGCAGAAACAGCCTCGCTTTCAGCTAATTGTATTTTTGCTATCTGCAAGAAAGCTTCGGTTTGTTTAGCCCATTTATTTAGGTAAAACTCTGCATCACGTATTGCATCTGCTTTTGATGCTTCCCATATCTTAACGTCAACACCAGCCTTCTCAAGCATTAAGCGCAATGAGTTTAATGTTCTATCTGCATAGTTTGAGTGGTAGTTAATTAAGTATTGTTCTGCATTGATTCCTGTTGTGAGCGCAAACTGACGCGCTTGAACGTACATATCAGCACGTTTAATACTAATATCACGGTTATGAGTAGAGATAGCGCCACGAGATTGCTGTTGTACTTTCTGTAACCCTGCCAACATTGCGCCAGATGGAATCGAGAACCCTCTTGCAGAAATAGAGCGCTGAAAGTCTTGAATTGCGTTATTTGCGTTTTGAGCCTCACGGTCTTTTGCACGTTCCCATAAAGCTTGTTCATCGCGTGGGTCTAATCCGTAACCGCCATTTGTAAGGTCAAATAAGATTATATCCCTAGCTTTTTTTAGCAACGGTGCGTCATACATCTGCTCATTCCAGACGAATTGAGTGGTAGATGGTCGCTGTGGGATTCCTAGTGTACTTACACTGATGTTGTCGTTACTAGCAATTTTTGTAAGGTCAATACCGCCTTTGTATAAAGTTGATTGCCAGCCAATAGCTTCGGAAAGTTCGTTTATGAACTGCCGTGAATCTTGCACTGCATTTTCAACTTGCTGTCCTGTAAATTTAATTGCATCATCAATCGTTGCCATTCTAAAATACCCCTCATTTTTTATGAGAGATTACTGGATTTGCGTGCGTTGTATTAAAGTTGCTGTCTGCACCATTCATACAAGCCTTTTAGCGTTATTTTTCCAGCATCAATATCCTTTTCGTACTGCCCGATAATGCTAACAGTTGAATCTTCTGGTTTGCTAGAGTTCTGTTTCTTGCGAGTTTCTAAAACGTCATCAAAAGATGTGCTGTTAGCAATAACAACAACATTTGAACCGCCTAGCAATGCAGTTCCAACGTAAGGATGCTCTGTGTAAGGCTCTATCTCATTTCCATAAGCGTCTAATGTTGGTGTATTAAATGATGTTCTAAACTCAAATCCACCATTTCCATCATACTTAAATTTATATCCTGCATAGATTCTTATGGCGACTATCCTAGCAACATCATAAGATTGTGGGAACATTCCGCAAGCACCATCTTGAGATATGTACTCAATTGGGAATACTGTTACTGTTTCGCCTTTAGACAACCCCTTTCCTATCCAAAACTTTGTAGATGTTGCTGATTTTTCGCTGGCCTCGATAACACCATCTTCGTCAGCATCAATGTCATACCGCAACGTGTCTTTAGGTATGATTCCATCATTATCAGAAAGTGGTGTTAAATCAATGTCAGTAAATGTAATGTCTGTTAAATCTGGTGCAGGCACTAACGCTATCTTTGATGTTGAGTAAGCTTGAGCCTGAGAATTTGTAACACCAGAAGCTAAAGTGTCATAAGTGCCATTGATAGAAACTACTGTATAAGGCTCACCGTTGCAATCACTAGGATTGATAGGTAAGTTTTCTGGATAAGTTATGTTGTAATTGCCATTAAGGTATCCAGTAATAGCTATTGGCTTTAACGCTATAAAGTTATTAAATGTGTATTTGTACTGATTAAATCCAGTAGTGTTTATGGTTTCAACTGCACACTCGCCAGATAACAACTCAACTTCAAATCCATCATCTTTTAGAGCAAACAGCTTTCTAGTGTAAGTGACAACTGCGCCAACACCAGAGCCTACCGTACTTGATGTTTGCGTTACACTATACCCATCCCATCTTGAGCCAATTCCAACACATAAAGAATATGGCGCACCATTCATAACTGCAATGGCCATATTTTTAGGAACTATCCCTGCATCTAAGTCAGAATAAATTAAATCTGTTTTAGTATTTCGCCATGCTCTATGACGTATAACGTGGTTGTCGTATCCTGTGTATTCTTTTTTTGTATAGGCAATAGTTGTAATGGTTAGTGTCGAACTAGTAAAATTGACTTGCCACGAAAATGAACCTACTGGGCTGTTTATTCCCTGTGCAAAAGAAACGGCCGTGACCGACCCCATGTTTAGGCTCGCAGCATGATTGCGTGTTTTAATATGGCTCTCAGTATAAAAGTCACTCGTCTCATATATTGAGACCGCCTTAAATCCTGCGGCTCTGATTGCAGACATCACGGAGGCGTGGTCTGATGTAGGGTACTGCGTTTGGTACGTTTCGCAGAACAAATTTATTCCGTCAACATCACCACCGCCAAAGAAGATAGGAATACTGCCAAACAAAACAAAGTGAACTTCAGTTACTCCGGAGTATAGAGCATATCCAGTTATAGAACCAGAATATGGTCCGCCATAATAGTCACGAAGCGGCATCAATGAACTTTGCACAACCCAAGTTTTTGATACATGAGCATAAGGTGTGCTATTAGATATCAATGTTGGGCCTGAGTCAGAAAAGCTTGCCTGTGCTGTTACAGTGTTTGTGTCTGTGACTTCAGGAGGTGTTGTTGGCGTAACATCATCAGGATAGTAAACATTTCCATACCCTTGACCTTGAGAACCATCGTATATAACCTCACCATCATTGAGTTGCGCTATTTTCCTATCATCAAATTCAGCTAAATAAGCCGCCTTTTCAGAAATGTACTGCGAATATGCTAATACCCTAGCAGATTCTTGAGCATCCCATGATTCTTTGCATATCTTCCAAGCTGTATAGTTTGGGTTTTCTGGAACTGAAATCCCCTGTGTATTTATTGTAGTTTCATCTTCCCAACCAGATTCATTTCCATCGTCATTTTCTGAAACTTTTATTGTTCCGCTTCTAGTGCTAATGTAAGCTTTTGATGATGCTACTTGAACATATTTTGCATAATTAGTAGCTTTCAACCCTCCCCATCTGTAATAACCATCAAAAATTCCACTATAAGTTGGTCTATGAATATTTATCCAATTATTATTGTATTGATAAAGAAAAGGGTCTTGGTATCTGTCTGATGTGTGGGGACTACCGCTAATTGATTCAATTGACGATGTTGATGTATGTGTTGTCCCGTCATCAAAAACTAATGTTGTAGTAAAATCAATATGCCTTTTGCTTATTCCGCCTCCAATATCAATATAATGGCCACTAGCAAATGTTTCTACAACATACCCTTGATACATTGGAGGAGATGAAACTGGATAAACCCTAGCAGAGCCAGTATAGTTTGCGGCGGCTGAATATCCGCATGATGTTGTAGCTTGGTATGTAAATGCTGGATAAGGTGCAGTTTTTGCAGAATAATGAAATGCAGTTCTTGGGTCTTGAGGAATCCTGCAATTAACTCCAAAATAACCGCTAGGCTGTCCAACTTCAAGTAAATCAGCCCTTCCATCATCCCTAATTTTACCTACGAAGTTTTCACCTACGGCAATTGCGCCTTTTAACCCTAGAGTTAATCGTCTTTTTGCTTGGTAATAAAGCAGGTCTGATTCTTTTTTTAGCTTACTTCCTACAAGGTATTTAGAATCATCGTAGAGCTTACGAATCTTTCCAAACATTTAAGCCACCTTGCGAGATAAAACTTCTGCTTCTAAGCCAATACTATCAATCTCGAATCTGTTTCCTGTGATTTCTGGTTGCCAGTAGCGTGACTTAGTTCCTTTTCCAAGCTTAATCCTGCGAGTTCCAATGCCATTACCTTGATGTGTAGCATCATAGCTGACTGTTTCGTTGTCACCATCGGTAAGCATACGCAAATTAACTGTGCCTTTTGAGCCTACATAAGAGTATTGAACTCGCTTGTGATATTCTGAATCCATATCATCCATACCAAAGCGTACTCGCGCATCAATAACATTTCCGCTATCAGTATCACCGCCCATTAGGTAGATGCCATCTTTTGCAATAGAGATATAAACTCCACCAACTTTTGCCATTGCAAGCGAATCAAAGTTTGTATATTGAGTAACCTTTGCGTTATCAATATTCATTGCGTATGTAGTGTAAGAGTTGCTACGAGCGCCAGCAATTACGCCTTCAATTTCAGCGCTTGGTTGAGATACAAGGCCTAACAAGAATGAATCACTAATTATTACGCCAGAAGATTCAGACATTAACTGCGTGATATTTGCTACAACAAGATTCTCACCAGCAATATCAGCCATTACATCATTAGCTGGACTATCTAGTTCAGAGCTTACAATGTAACCTGTTGATATACTGCTAGATACGCTACTTGATGGAAGGTTAATATCACCATCTAAAACGTAAGTAAACACACAGTCAACATTACTTAAAGGTGCGCTTATGTCGCTTTCAATGATGCTTCCGTGAATATGGCCAATGGCGACTGTAGCAATTGGCATTGACATTTCAGCAACCGTACAATCTACAACACCACTTAAAGTTGCCAGTGGCATTGATAAATAACCAAATGTTAATGCTGAAAACTGCGAATCAACTGTAGCTATTGGATTAGTAACTGTTCCAGTAATTACTATGACCTGCTCATGGTCTGCGCTAATATCAGCTAACGGATTATTTAAAGATGATGTTAATACTTCACCAGTAATAGCATCTGATAAAACTTCCTGCATAATCGCGGTAACATCAGCGAATGTAATTCCGAGCTCTGAACCACTTGCGCTCATTGTGTGCGCGTGACTGTCTAGGTTTGCATCAAGTAATTCACCTGTTGAGCATACCGAATAAACAATATGTGAGATATTATCTAGTGATGATTGAGCAACCTCACCAACATCAACGACTGAATCAACCTCATTTATAATGCTGTCAATGCTCGAATCAAGCGTGTAACCTGTAAGAATATCTGATTGAACATCTTGAATAGGCGCAACAATTACACATATAGATAAGCTTTTTGAAAGCTCACTATTGAGTGCAATACTATTTAATGCGCTATTATTAAGCATGAACTACCCCTTATTGCTTACGATTCCACTGCTCTCTTGCCGCCAACTCGCGTAAATATACATTTCTACAATGGTTATCTTCAACTGGTGAAAATAACCAATCAAAGAAGCGCCTATACCTATCCCATTTTTTACTTTGCCCATGTTCTCGCCATGCCCTAGAGCATAATGTTTCATCTGTGTCGCCACCTAAAGAGCCGTTAGCCGCTTGGTCTATTCCAAACGCCACAATAAACCCTTTTTTATGACCTACTATCGCACAAAATAATATGTGACATAACATCACAATGCTTGCCACTAGGCATAATACTAATGAGATAAACAGCCTAAGTCTTACCATGAGATTAACTCCATTGCCTCACGGTCATTCGCTAAATAAGCCACTTCTAACTGCGCCTTTAGCGTTTGAGCCTTGTTAAAATTAAGCGTTCCTTGATGAACCATTGCGCCATAAAATGAAATCCATGTGGCAAGGTCTGGTATTGGGATGATTGAATTATCTGAAGCTTTCCACCCACCTACCCAACTAGGTGGCAATGAATTTGTAATAGAAACAAGACCATTCACAGCATCAATGTCACCTCTGCTTAATAGGTCACATGAAACCTGCTTACCTTGATAAGTAAAACTTGTTTGATTTTCTGATAAGCGCGATTGGTTTATTTCTCGATTCTTCCGAACCTTAATCTCTTCAAGAGATTCAATCTCTGGCAATTGAACTGGCTCATTAACCACACTCACACCTTCAATAGTGAGTGGATTCCAGTTGTTAGGGTATTTAACGCCAGTAACAGGATGCGCCCACTTACCTTCTTCAAACAGTTGAGTAATATCAGTTTGGTTGTAAATTATTTTACTCATTATGAATACCTTTTATTTCACCAAAATTAAAGCCGCATATATCGATGTATAACTTGCATAATAATCTGTCGCGGATGTGTTTGCGATACTAAAGTTAGCGCCTGCACTCTCACCACCTTTAAAGTTTGCTGAGAATAATATCCCACCATCGTTATCGCCAGCCCCACCGTCAGCAAGTCTTAGCACGTAGTCTTTTGTTTCTGATTTTCCTACAGCAGTTGTCATCGTAAAATTAGGGATTGATACAATAGCCATGTAGTCAACAGTTGGTGTAGAAACTCCATTAAAAGTTGCCACCTGCTTATACACGTTTGCATAAAAATACTCTGAACCAGTGGTAGCTACTGTGGTTGTTGACTTTACTGGCGCAAGCACTGGTGCTGATTCTGTATTGCAATTTCTTAGCAAAATAATTTGTTCATGTGAATCAGTAGCTGAACCTTGTGTAAAGGTAGCTTGTATATAAGGAAGCGCATTTGTTGTAAAAAAGTTAATATCCGCCTGCGTTATTCTCTTGTAGTAAACTCTAACAGTCTTGATTGATGATATTGAGCCAACAAACGTCATTGAAGCGCCTATATAAACATTCGTTCCTAGACTTGGCGTGCTATGAGAATTTGCATTATTGATGGATGTTATCAACAACAGAACATCATTAACCTTTAGGATACTTGGGTTCTGTAATATTGAACTCGTACGAATTGTTGTGTCGTTGCCTCCAGAAGCAGAAGCAACAACTTGTATTGGCAACTTTTCATTATCACCCATTATCATCGGATTTAACCCGCCTTGAATCATGACCAAGCCTTAGATAACTGTGCATGAATAGACGTTGAACTTCTCACGACATAATCCAACCTATCAACGGTATTCGCAACTGTAGATAAACTTGGTGCAGTACCACCAGCAAAATCCCAATATGACCCATAAGCAAGCGTACGAGAGCCTGTAGCGTCTTGAGTTATAAAGATTGAGCCTGATTGACCAGCCACAAGATTTGATGGGTTGCCCAATGTTCTGTTGCCAGCAAGCGTTACGCTAAAGAAGTTGCTATCGTCAAAATTTGGTGCAATGTTTGCACCATCAGTTAATGCGGTGACTTCGCCTCTTTTGGCGGCTGTCAATGTTTCAGCGCGGTCAATGAAAGACAAATCATTCAATGCCGCTTTGTGAAGCCTGTTTTCAGCCTTGCTACCAGCACCCCATCCAGACGCAGTAGTGCCATATTGGCCGCGTGTAACGGTGAGCGTGTCACCAGTGCGTTCAGTGACCTTCACAATTTCCCATGAAGATTCAGACAATTCTTGTGTTAATGTTAAATCAAAGAAGTCGCCACCAGTAGGCGAAGGGAATTTACCCCCTTCACCAGTGGCAAGCGTGATTGTAGTTACACTAGCGTCTATCGCAGACGCTAGTGTTGAAGTAGCATTGTCGGCAAATAGACGCATAATGTATTAAGCCGCAGGTTGAGTGTAAGTAAAGCTTGATACTGTTTGCACCGCGCTTAAAGCGATTGTTGTGCTTGTCATATTGATTTGAGCGCCAGTAGTTGCAACAGCACCATCAAAACGAGCATTTGTAGTTGATGCAGTAGCAGGGTCGTCACCTTCTTCGTAGCAACGAAACCAACCAGCAGTACCAGCCGCAACAGCAGTACCAGCCCATGAATCACCACTTGGCTTAGAAGCCGCGCCAGCACTTGCAGGATTCCACTCAAGACCTGTTACACCATCACCGCCTTTAGTTACTGTAAACAATAATGTGCCAGTAGCAACATCATTAGCAGTAGTTGGTTGAGCGCCAGTGTAAACATTGATTTTGCAACCGCGCATGATTTCAGTGAAACCATCTAAGATTTCTTCAATCACCACGTCATCAAACAAGACTGTTTCGCCTGTTACAGCACTGTCATTGTTTAGCGTGAAGCGTGTAGTTGTTGCAGAAGCTACGAAAGCCACTTGTTTTTGAGTTAATACTGCATCTGTTTCAGTTGCGCCATCATAGATTGATTTAGGTGCGGCAGTTGTACCAATATCAATTGAGCCGCCAACAGCAGTACCTTTTTTAAACTTAACTTTAGCTAAGTAAACGCGACCAACGCGAGTTGTTATGTCAACGTAAGCAGAACCAGCAGAAGCGCCAGAGTTTGCGATTTCCAAGCCAGTTGTTGAGCTTGCACCGCCAGCACCAGCAGAAAGCGTAGCGCCTGATGCTGTCCAGCCTGTAGTGTTTGTATCGAAAGAGCCGTTTGTTACTAGGTTAGCTTTAGCGCCAATTAACTTGTCACGTAAGCCAGTAGAAAGACGTAAAGGCATGATGTATTACTCCTAAAAATTGAATTAAATATTTCCATCTGCTCTTATTTGCATCACTTCACTCCGCACTTACTGGCAAGCTGAAAGCAATCCATCAGTTAGATGGGTAGAACTATGTTTAATAGAATAATTATTCTGCGTGCGTTGTAAGTAACTGTTTAATAGTTAAGTGACATAACAATATGTTTTTGACCATCTTGCTCACGATAAAGGCCGCTTGCACTTACCGCTTCACTGAAAGAGAACACTCCCTCAGTCATATTGACCACTTGACCACTATTAAAACCAGCTATAACGCCATGACTTGTAGCCCATAAAATGCCATTAGGCCTATCAGTTGTTTTTTCAATTTGAACTGCTACAGATTTAAACGCGCCATAATTTAGCACAGTCGATAAAGTAAAGTCTTGTGAGTTATTCCCCGATAAGAAGTATGTTCTATCACTTGTCGCAACGTAAATACCATCATCAACTGCCGCACACATTCTTATTTCACCATCAAAAGCGACAAAATCTTCTGAATAGTTGATTAGTTCAAGATTGTAAGGAAGGCTTTGCCATAACGTACTGCCATCAGCGTAATACATTGAGCCTTTGTAATAGCACGCCATTTGAAAAGGTAATGGTTTATTGCAAAATTGTGTAGCAAGCGCTATGCCGAAGTTTAGAGTATCACCGTTATATCCAATAAATGTGCCACCTGTGCTAGATACTTGGATACTATTTGCAAGGTAAAGAACATCACCATTAACAGTTGATAGATAAAGGTTTAATCTGCTTGCTTCGTCAGGGATATTTGTTGGCGAGTTAATGGTAATGCCGCCACTTGTGATAATTGCATTGCCAGATAGTTCAGCACCAGATTCAAGTCCATCATTGCGAGAGTATGTAATTGCATAAAGATAATTGCCTTTAGGCATTAAGCCCGATTGCTGGGTATAGCTAGGTGTAATTGGTGTGCTAATGCCAAGATTTCTTGATACATTATTTTCAATGACACCAGATTCAGCGTTATTACTCCAATAAATCTTGTTATTAACCTCAACAGCGTGAAGTAAATTGGTTGTTGATAGGTTGCTTTCAACCAACAATCCACCACTCAAGTTATTTACTTTGAATAAATTACTTCCTGCTTGATAGAGCAATGCGTTATTTACCGCACAAGCTGTATCAATAGTTACACTTGTGACTAACTGCCGGCCTTTTCTTGTGGTGATTTTGTTGTTACGGCTTATATCAACATTTTCCGCAACCTGTAGGCGCTTTAGGCCGTACTCTGTTGGGTTATTCTGGTTGTCTAATCCACCAAACTCTTTGATTGTAGGCATTAGAAACTTCCATCTAGGCTGTCATAAGGTAGATTGTTTAGGTCAAATTCGATGTTATAAGCTGGTCTAGCAACGCCAAACTCTGCTTCAAACAATGATAAAGCCTCAACACTTGCATTTTTATCAAGCGTATCAGCATCTTTCTTTAGGTAAGCGCGATGCTTAACCCAGTGAATTAACGCTCTGTGATAGCGTGATTTAATCTCTGGTGATGAATCAAGCGCGACCATATCAGCTAATTGTGTACGCACTACGCGCAACTTAATTACACTGTCTGCTTTAGGGATTGGGTAAACCTTGAGCTTATTTGTTTCATAGTCAGTAATGAAAGCAATAAAATCACCTTCTACATTACGCCAACCAGATACAAATTCATTCATCCACGCGACTGTTTTACCTGTAAGCTCAAAGCCTCTGCTATCGGTAACGTCTTTAATTGATATGATTCGGTCATCGAGCGCGTACAGTGAAGTACCAGCAACAACTTGAATCTCACAAACCTCTGGTGTAGATGAATCAATGATTAGGCGAGAACGCCTGCAAGCCTGCTCTTGCGCTTCGTTTGCATAAGCAATTAGCTCTGAATCACTCCAAAGATAATCTGCCTCTGTATCGTCTAACTCAAGCCTTGCCTGCGTTAATATCTCGCCTAGATTCATTACTCACCGCCTAATTGTGCCGCAAGTTGTGGGTCTGTTTCAGTGGTAACAACAGCATTAACTGGTTCAACAGGTTTAGCACCGCCTTTACCACCTTTGCCACCTTTACCACCTTTACCACCACTAGCAGGTTCACCACCGCCAGCAGGTTTGCCACCGCCACCTAAAGCATTACCTTCACCATCAAGCAATTCACCGCTTGCATCAAAGTAATTACCATCTTGCTCAAAGCGTGCGATGCCAAAAATGCCACCGATGATGCCGAAGTCTTTGGATTTGTCTAATTTATTGGCCATGCGTGAAATACCCCTTACGCGTAATCAAGTCCGCTATTAGCAGGCTTAATTGATTCATTGGATTGATAGCCTTTTTCTAAGCCACCGCCATACGTGTCACTAACGCCAGTATCAACGCCTTTGTCTGGTGCATTACCTACTTCACCTTCTTGGCATTTCTCTGTGCTGTGATTGTTAAAAATGTCTTTTGCCATTTTCATTACTCCACATGAGTTGAAAAAAGAAAGCCCACCGAAGCAGGCTTTCTGTTAAGTTTCTACTAAGAAGCAGAACCCCATTTAATGATACGTGCTTGTGTAGCATCACTATGAACTAAGCCGAAGCCGCCCAAGTAATACCAAGCAACGCCCATTGAGCGACCATAATCGGTAGGAATCTTACCGCGCACTTCTTCTGGGATTGCAATACCTTCTGCAACACGGTCAGCACCCATGAAGTGAACTTGGCTTGATTTGCCGTTTGACCAAGCTTCTGCCGCAATGTTTGTTTGCTCAACAAAACGTACGCCTTCGTAACGACCAATTTCACCAGCAAGAATCATGGTGAAACCATCATTCGTGTATTGGTGGATAGCTTCTAAGTCGTTTTTCAATTGACGAAACGCTGTTGGGCGACCAACTGCAACATAATCATTACCCATGTATGTAGGAATGTTACGTTCTTTCATCAAGTCAACGATTGCTTTTACATGGTCTTTACCTAAAGCCACGTTATTCACGATAGTTGGAGTGCCGTTTGTTACCAAAGTCACTGCGCTTGTTGATGTGCCACCAGTAGGTGAAACTACCAATGGTGTTGCATTGAATTGTGCGTAAGCCGCATCATCCAATGTTTCAGAAGCATCAGTTTTCATCACGTTTTGGATAATTGCTTTAACTGGCAACTCTGATAAGTTGTCCAATTTGCCTGTGTATGGCACGCTATTACCGTATTCAGTGATAACCAACTCACCTTGTGTAATCACAAAGTTTGTTTCTGGAATTGCTGTGCCTTCTGTTAATGCCGCACCCTTAGTTGCCGCACGTGAGAACACATCCCAGTGGAATTTGTTACCCTTGTTTTTGCCAACCGCATCTTCTGGTTGTGTTAATTGACGAAACTTGGTCATCGGTTTAACCGCATGACGCAAAACTTTTGATAACTTCGCAGATGATAAGAAACCACCTAAGTTATTTGTACCCCATAATTGTCCAGCCATGATAAATACTCCTAATAAACGTAAGATAAATTACGCGATTAGCCCTCGTGCCTTCTTCATTTCAGCAATAATGTCCGATGCTGATTCTGGTGGCTCTTCTTGACTTGCCGCGCTTGCACTATTGGTAGGCACTTGTTCCATGCCAGCCTTTTTAGCAACTCTGTCGTTACGAATGGTTGAGCTTTGGTTTCCTGTCGTTCCACCTGTTAAATCAGTTAGCCAGCCTCGCGCTCTATTACCTGCGGCTACAAGTGCGTCATATTGTGTTGCATGACCGCCTGATTGCATTTCCTCTGCGAGAAAACCGTTAGTAATACTTGCAAGGTGTGGGTCGCTGACTACATCGGCATATTCGCTAGAAAACTTTGTCAATGCACTGTCCACATCAAGTTGTTGCTTTACTTTTGCCGCTACATCATCCGTATCAAACGATTGGGTAGAGTTTCCTCGCCCTGTCGCCAACATCGCCAATGACTGTGCCGCCCCTTCTTCATCACCATTTAACAGCGCTTCAATCGCTGATTTGGCAATGTTTGTTGCATCCTCACCCACTTCTGAGCTTGATTCGTTTGCTGGCGAGGTCTTAACCTTCGCCAAATATTCTTCTGCTTCACGTAGCTTTGCGCTTGCCTCATTAAGTCTGCGACTTGCTACTGCATCTTTTTGATAAGATTTAATGACTTCTGATAGCGGAACTTCTTGCTCAACACCATCTAACTTAACCTTAACTAAACTCTTATCTGAACCTTCTGAACCTGTTGCCGCTTCAATTTGCGTGTCAACTTGTTGCTCTAGCTCACCATCTTGCGCTAAACGTGCTTTTTCAGCTAATTGCTCATACACGTCTAACTGTTCATCTGCCACTGTTCTTACATTGTTTGTATCTACTGCATTTTCATCATTAACTTCATTAACATTAGCGTCTTGATTGATAGCCATGTGTGTTTTATCCTTGATTATTTAAAATATGCTCTGCACCAGCCGCTTGTGCCATTGCCTCACTAAGCCAAACAAACATACATTCTGCTACTGCTATCTGTTGTTGCACTGCCTGTATCGCCTTAAAATCGTGTGAATCTATCGTTTTAAGCTTAATCAAACAATCTTCAACTTCTGTAACAGCACGCTCTTGTAAGTATTGCCCCAAGCTTGTACCTAAAAACCGTTGAGCATCTAAGCCTAATTCAACTTTAGCTAGTAACTCATTCTGTTCTTTACTCAAACTTGCGCCCCATCATTCGGTTTAAATGTTTCAATTCCTTGCATAGAGCTTTGTGGAACTGGTGGCTCTAGTGGCGAGGTGTTTTGCGTTACTGTATTTATAGCCCCATTTCCTTGCGTTGTAGGTGCGTTAGTTATTGGAATGTTAGGGTCTTGGCCTCCGCTTGGCCTTTGATAACCACTTGCTTCCATCACTTTGTCACCCACTGGCGCGATTAAAGGGTTTTGCGCGATACTTGCGCCTGTCTGCATGGCTGAATAAACAGCCTCTACACCAACTTTAACCGCCTGCGCCTTGCTTAAAGTAGTCTTGGCGTTAATGTCACCAATCTTAGCCGCTACTAGCTCTGGGTTTTCTTTCTGTGCCAGCATTGATTTCAATTGCTCGATTTGGCTGATTAAATCATCGACCTCTGGGTTATCACCTTCCTCAATATAGAAGCGACCACCATCTTTATAGCCAATCTTGCCGAATATCTCTTTGATAATCTCGCCAGATTTCAAGCGACTAAACGCGCTCTCACCAAGTAATGACTGTATTTCACGTAAGCCATAGACAAAACGCTCAAGCTGGTTGAACGTATTAGTAGAACCTGTACCAACATTTACGCTCAATGTGACTTCTTGCATCAATAACTCGTCTGTCACTACGTCTAATCCAAAGCGTTGATACAACTTAGCCTTATCGCCAGCCAGTGCCAGTATCATTTCATCAGTTTCGTAGGTTTGTTCCATCAGCACCATTTGACGCAATACTGGCTCTACCCATGTTTCAGTGAATACCTTTAAATCGTACTCACCAATCTGGTTAGCTGTGTTTGATAGCATCTGCATACCGCCAACTGTTTCATTCAGCTTACGGTTACTTGCTACGCTAGAACCACTGAACGCGCCTGCAATGTCGTCAAAGTCACTGTTTAATCGGTCTTGTTCTGCATAAGCACTGCTTGTCACATCATTTGTTTCAACAATACGAACATCAGAATCAATGTTATCCATCATCGTTACACCGCTTGGCACATTACGAACCAATGAGCGAATATCTACATTACGGTTACGATTAACAAAATAGCGTTTATTCATGGCGAATTTGACGTTATCAATACGTTGGTTAGCCACTTCGTTGATTTCCGCTTGAATGTCACGGCTCATGCTTGTCTTACTTGTGCTGTAAATCTTGTGCGCCTCAAGCGTACCTTTGCCCATCACTACTGGCCTATCACCATTCTTTAGGTGTGGGAAAGCGTCTTTAGTAAGTTTTGGCTCTGATAAAAGCTCTTGGTCTGCCAGTGTGTAGAAGCAATAATCCTTGCCACCCTGTCTAATGAAGTTTAAATGCACCCATACAATGCTGAACTCGTTGATTTCGCTGGTCTGCTCTTTGCTGTCTGTCATACCATTTTCGCGCTGTAAGCGAATAGAATCACTTGTTCTGCTTCCTGCCGCACGTATTTTGGCTCTGTCTAGCTTAATCCAATCACTGCGCCCTTCAATCTCGTACACGTACATCGGCAATAAGATAATGACGTAAGGCGAACTGTTTACTGGGTCAGTCCAGTTAGCCGCAGGGTCAATACGCACGTTTTCTGGCGGTATTAACTGCACATCTGGCTTATCTACGCCATTTTCCGCATCGTATTTCCATGTTTGCAGTGAAGCAACTACGCCAACTGTGTGCGCTTCTTGGTATGCACCTACTAGGATTTGAAACCAATTGACTGATTTTGATAAGCGATAATTGAGTAATTGCTGATTGATTGCCGCACTTGCCGCCTGCATATCGTTCTTTTCATCTTCCGCAGATATAGAAACAATGTCCTGCGTACTGAAAAAAGCAGAAGCACACGTAGCCTCTGCCTGTCTTAATGCTGTGCGTGTCTTTGGTCTAAACAGCTTTGAGCGACCTTTGTAATGGTCTGAATAATACTTAGAACCGCTAGGATGTAAGCCTTGCACTTGTCTAATGTCACGTTCCATTGTGTTGCGAACACTATTATTGAAGTAAGTGTCACTTGTACTATAAGCATTTTTGGCGAGAGATAGCGCCTTTTCTTTATCCAGCATATTGCGCCCCTGTTAAATCAACTAAGGCGCGACCAGCAAAGTCCGTTGCTAATTCATCTACTTGTTGATGTTTAATCGTTCCTCGACTTACTCTGTAACGCTCTAAAATCTCACCGCCAGCATCACGAATCAATTTACCGCTTACATCTTCTTGAACTTTTGTCATGTGAAGGTTAAATCCCCACTCACCAGATAAGCTAAAGTTACGAATCTGCACCATGCCTGTTTGACTGTCGGCATTAACCGCCCACATATAGCCTGCATAATGCTTATTAAGCACATCAGCCACACTCTTTGCTACTGCAAAGTCTTTTGTGTCCGTTGATTTGGCAATGACTAACTCACTCTGTGACATCAGGCTCACACTCCGATTGTAAAATACGTTTCTTTTCTGACGCGCTCAACCATAAATACTGTTTAAGCGTGTATCTTGCCTTTATAGGCTCTGGTAAAGAATCGTACTCAATTGGCGTGCGTTGTAATTGGCTATTTGCTTGGCTCATAAGGCTTGTCCTCACGGAATACGCGACCTTTGAACTCGTAAACTGCCTGTGGTTTGTTTAAATCTGGGTCTGCCTCACGTACTTCATCAGAAAATAGCTTGCTTCTGTACGTTGGCGTAGGTGTTTGGAATGATTCTGGTTGTTGTGCCATGATGATTACCCCTTTGTTTTAGGTAATATTAGGCTCTTTGGCTTGCGTTGTTAGCTACGTTCCATCAACGTACTCAATTGGCTCGAATGAATTGCTGTCGATAATCATTGGTGCGACTATTTCCATATCATAGATACGGCTTACACAATCAATGAAGTCATCTTTGCTACTGAATGGGAATGTTAAATACTCTTCTAACAGTCTTTTGTTGAGTGTGTAGGTGTTGCCAGCTTCGTCAATGCGCTTTACTGGCTGATAAATACGATATAACTCGCCTTGCGCCCTCATTTTCTCTTGTGCAGGGCTTTCTTTCTCTAGGATTGCAGGTAACATGAATTTTCCTTGTGAAAAATCTGGATAAAGGCGTTGCACTCGGTCTGTCTTGGATTGCCCACCCTCTTTAGTCCAATTAACTTCTTTAATATCCCACACATCTTTGGCAATAAGCATCTTTTCTTGAAAATGCTCAATGTCTGATTGCATACCGTACTTCTCATAACCAACTTCTACACGTTGCACGCCTGTCATGTTTAACCATCTTTTGCGTAAGCCACTCAATGCTGTCCATCGTTCTGCAAGGTTCATCTTGTGGCAATAGCCATCTAATAGCCACTTATTCATGCGACTATCTACACCGATTACTGCCATTGCTGTGCGGTCACTGCCTTTTTTCTTGCTCGATGCAGGGTCACATATCACGTAAACATTAAGTATTGAAGGCCTAATGTCCATAAATCGCAAGTGTTCTTTCTTGAACATGGCTTGACTGCCTGCCAATGGGTTCTGTAACTGCTGACAAGCTATGTCACTCTCAACTTGCGTCTTGAGTTTGTGTTGCCAAATGTCGTTTGATAGATAAACTGGCGTGCCTGTTATCGTTCCATCATCTGTCGCAGGGTAAATGCGTGGCTTTAATATCTTTTTCTCTAAGATATGCTGATACGTGTCTGCGAAACTGTAGCGCGTACCGATATGCCAACGCCTCATGACCTCTTTTCCGCTCGGTAAACGTGTCACAGCACCCAAGTTATCAGATAGCGACCAAGCATCTGTGGTCTTTTTTATCTGTTCTGGCGTTGATACGCTCTCTGGCGTTACCACGTCATCATAAATCCGCAAGCGAAAGTGTGCGCCTGTTGGCATACCATCGACTAAACCACTCGCGGCAAGTGTTGGCTCTTTAGGGTTGCTCTTACGTCTAACAACTAATCCAGCTTCTTCACTCCACTTTGACGCATCTTTGCGTGGATTCTCGTAAAGCACATCGGGATATAAGCGTTTAAGCTCGTAATTGTCCTCTAACTCTTGCTTAATCTGTCGTAGGAACTTTAAAGCGTTGCCTTTGGTGTGACTGAATATGCAGATTGTCACATCTGGGTCTTTGATAATCTCTTGAATCGTGCCTGCATAAGTAATCACCGTTGACTTACCATGCTCACGCGCCCATAAGTCTAGGTTGTCGTCTGGGTCTGCTTCGACCTCTCTGCATCGTTTATATATCCACTCGTGCCACATATAATCAGCATTAAGTAAGATACACAAAAGATAATAGCGGTCATTGCGACCTAGCCATCTGCGACCTTCATCACCATAATCATGCTCAACTGCTTCCCACCATTCCACTAAATCATAAAAATTAGCCGCATGAATATCTGCGCGTAATTCTTCGTTTAATGGTGGTCTAGGGTCAATTTGGGTCAATTTTGATTAAATTCGGTTGATTTTAACGCGCTTAGAGCGATTATTATTAGCTGACTGATACCGTAGCATTGCCAATTTGTCGCATTTCTGACGTTTTTTGCTTAACTTTTGATAAGGCTGAAACGGTCATTGATACTTCAACCGCTTTGCCATCCTTGCCAGTTATCTCAACTTTGCTTATATCAAGCCCCAATAACTTAGCCTTTCCAAGTGTTGCGCTTATTGCCGCAGATGCTTGCACCGTTTCAGCAACTAAAGCCAAAGACCTAGCCTCTTCAAGCTCTCTAATTAAGTCATCAACAGTGATTGCGTGGCGTTTAATCACTGGCTCTCTTAATTCTTTTATCCTTGCCGTAACCTTGACGTTATCCATAACTTCTTTGGCTTTTCTATTGATGCTTTCTGGCTTCATGTTTCCTGCATTGTAAGCCTTACGATAAGCCTCACTAGCATTACCAGTTTCAATGTAAGCCATGCAGAAGTTTTCTTGTTTAAGAGTTAGCACAATGATTATTCTTTCCAGCAATCAATAGCAACTGCTTCTGCTGATGTTGCCAATGCACATTCGATACCTTGCTTTGGTTTTACGATAACAACTGGTGTTGTTGTTGAGCTTAACAACTTCATTCCGTAGAGCATTGCGACCACTATCGCAATTGTTGATATAAAGATTGCCACGACTTTAAATGTGTTCACTGTGTTTCCCTTGATTGATAGCTAAAAGCGTCAACGCCAATGCTATCCAATTTTCCTGCGTTGTAATTCTTTTATTGTTTTGATTTAGGGTATTGCATTTATCAAAGTACATCACTATAATGAAGTCTAGTAGTTCATTTATGTTAATTAGAAAGGTAGGTTGGATATGAAATTATTTAAAATCCTTTGCTGGTTTGGCGCTCAAGCTCAAATGGTGAATATTGCCGCAAAAAACTCAGATGACGCAGTTAATTACTGCATGAACAATCTTCACGGTATTCAAAATGCCAGCTTGTTTGCCGTTCATGAATACATTATCGCTGACTTTATTTTGGAGTAAATCATGGCTTATCAAATTTATGTAACGATTGTGAATGAAGATACTGGCGTTTCAGACAAGTGGCTCTTACGTCATAACGTGTATGAAACTAAGGCGCTGGCTCTTTACTTGGCACGCAATAATAAAGACTTTGATGGTTATGACATTCTTACGGTTGAGCAAGCTGATAACCGTGTTTATGTTAAACAGCCAAAATCTGTTGCCAATTCAAATGACCCTTACCGCTACGGCTCTGCTGAACATCAAATGTTTGGTGATGCTTGGTTGTATGCTGACTGTGAAGGTGCGTGGTAATGAACATCATTCAAGCAAATATCAGCAATCTTAAATTCTGCCTACGCATGAAGGCAAAGCGGAATATGCCACTGGTGAAGTTTTTAACTGATTACTTGCCAAGTGGAGTAATTCAAATGAATCGCAGTCGCGCATTTGTGTGTGGCGGTTTTAATAAATCATTCTTTTTTGGGAGTAAATAACATGAAATATCTATCAAGCTACGTTGAAGCGGCTCAAACTAAACTCTTTGCCGATACTGGCACTTTCTTTGCCTTTAGCCAAAAACAATATGATGAAGGCAAGAAAGAAGGCATTAACTATGTATCGCTGGGCGGTGGTCTTATCTGCCCTAAAGAAAATGTTGTTGAGCTAACAGAAGGCTTGGAAACTATCCAGCAAGCTGGCATGGCTCAAGACTTAGCCGAAAATGGCAAAGATGCCATCATTCTGCGCGAATTGCATAATCACGAATCTTTTTACTGTGGTGACATTGAAGATACTGTGTATGCGCTCGAAGATTACGGCATTACACGCACTGAAATTATCGCAGTGTATGACCGTGTTGCACCAACTATTGATTACTAAGGGGAACAAAATGCACATAATCCACGCTTACAAAAAACTAACTCACAAATCGGAAGA